GATCGGCGGCGGGCTGAATCAAGCGGCAGCCGATGGGATGGTTGTGCTGTCCGACCTGGCCACAACCGCCACGACCACATTCAGCGGCATCTACGCTGCCGTAAGTGCCGGCGACCTTGCCGGTGCAATGGACGTGCTCTGGGCAGGGCTCCTCGCCGGTTGGCTTCGCGGCGTCGAGGCTCTCATGGGCTACGTCGACCCGTGGATTTCCCTGTTCCAAAACACGTTCACCTACGCCGGCACAGAGATTGCCGTCGTCTGGGAGCAGATGTGGACCGGGCTTTCGGCCACGGCCAACACGATTGGCGCATATCTCTTTGGAGCGTTCGACAACATCATCAATGGCATCCTGGCGTCGTGGGACACGCTCGAAGCCGGCATCTTAAAATCGTGGAACTACATCCAATCGTTTTTCAAGAAGGGATTCGACCTCAAGAAAGAAAACGAGAAGGTTGATAACGAGATGGCGGCCAGGGCGCGGAAGCGAGAACTGGACCGCCCAGGCATTGAGGGCCGCACGGCAAAGGCAGCCCAGGAAAACGAGCAGGCTGCCAAGGAATCAAAGGATCGCGTGGATGCCATGCGGGCAGGGGCTGACGCCACGGCGGCGGAGAGGGAGGCTGCAAACGCAACACGCGCAGACGAGCGACGTGCGGCCACGCAAGCAGCGGAGGCAAATCTTGCCAGCGCAACTAGCGGCGTGACTGAGCGGAGCCGCGACGCAGCCACGGCCGCCGAGCTCATCAAGTCGCTGGGATCGGCGTCGTCGCTTGATGAGATCACCAATATCGGTGCCAGCATCGACTCACTGATTGAGCGTGGCAACGTAAGCGGCGACCTGGAAACAAAACTCATGGACGCCTATTACGCGGCGTTCTCAAGGGTCAACATTGAATCCGCCTCGCAATCGTCTGCGGACAGCGCCAGCAAGGCGGCAGAAGGCGCAGCCGCTGGAGGCGTCGGCGGCCCAAGCAAAGCCGAGGTCGTCGGCTCATTCTCGTCTTCCGGCTTGGGCGGCCTTGGCTTTGGCTCATCGCTCGACCAAAAGCAACTTGACGCCTTGACTCAAATTGCCCGCAACACGGACCCAAATAACGCTGCAACGGTGGCCGCCTAATGGCAACGTGGGTTGAAGACAACCAGAGCCGCTCCGCGACGATCTACCGTCTCGGGAAGAAGGCGTCGTCAACCATGACGAGGTCGTACAAGGTCTTCGGCTACACCGATGACACCGCTCTCCACGCCGATTGCAACGCTCGTATTTCGGGTCAGTTGATGTTCTGGCAGTATCCTGGTGCCAACGTCCAACTGCGGGCCGAATCGTACACGGTCAACTACCTCGGCGACGACGCTTGGCACGTCGAGATCCAATACGAGAAGGTTGGGGCTGACGCGCAAGAGCCGGACCCGCTCAAGCGATCACGCTCGTTTGACACGTCAGGCGGGACGCAGCACAAGACGCAGGCGTACAGCGTAGGCAGCGGCAGCACGCTTGACTTCGAATACCGCTACCCGTCCAGTGCTACGAACATGAGCGGCGCGATTGGCGTGGATGACAACTCCGTCCATGGCGTTGACGTTGTCGTGCCTGCCCTAACGTGGACCGAGACGTACGACGTGCCGCACTCCTACGTTACGGCAAACTACATCAAGACCGTGGCGGGGCTGACCGGCACGGTGAACAACGCCACGTTTCGCACGTTTGAGGCCGGCGAAGTGCTGTTCATGGGTGCGACCGGCTCGCAAGAGTGGGACGATCAGAAAGGCAACGGCCCGTGGTCCCTGTCGTTCAAGTTCGCAGCGAGCAAGAACGAAACCGGCATCACGATCGGCTCGATTTCTGGCATTCAGAAAAAGGGCTGGCACTACCTGTGGGTGCGATACGAAACGGCGGCTGACACGTCGTCCGTGTTCCAGCGACCCAAAGCCGTATACGTTTCCAAGGTCTACCAAGAGGGCAGTTTCTCTGGCCTCGGGATCGGGTGAGCCATGGCCCGCGCCGATGGACGCATTGAGCCGGGCCAGAAGCTCTCAACGGCGATCTCCGCTCGTGCATGGAACAGGGCGCAGCAGGCGGCCGACGTGGTGCTCGGGGCTGGATTCGGGGCGGTCGGCGACGGGCAGCAATCCGGCTCGGCTCCCTACACGTTCGTCTATGCGAAGAACGGCACGGGCTCCGATCTTGCTCGCTGGGGCATCATGTCCATCACGGGCGTTGAGGTGACGCCTACAAGCGACAACGCTGCGGCGGCAACGAAACAATTTCAGTCGATGCCAGTAGTGACGGGAGGCACACCGTCCACCAGCACGACGGCCTGGTGTGTGGCCGTTGAGCCAATCGCCACCGGCAAGATCGGCCGCGTGGCGGTGGCCGGCGTGGTGCAGTGCAAGATTTCAATGGGCAACTCGTCGCACAAGTTTGCCAGAGCAAAAGGCTCCACGTCGGAAGTGGAGTCGGCGTGGAGCGGCGAGGCGCTGATCTTGTGGCAGTCTGGCGGGTGGGCGCTTGTCCGGCTCGGCGCTCCAGACCTCACGAAATACGAGTCGTTCGACGCCACAAAACAGCAAGTGCTCGGGCACGCGGCCAACGGCTCGCTCAAATGGCTTGATACCACGGCCTGCACATGACGAACATCGCCACGAAGAACGGCTCGGTCATCGTCAAGGACGGCAAGCTCGCGGAGAGTTGCGGCTGTTGCAATGAGGGCTGCCCGTGCGTCAATTCGCTGCCTAGTGTGATTTACGCAAACGTAACGCTCACGGCTGTCTTCTACAGCTATGGAGATGCAACAAACCCGGGCGGCGGAAGCGCAACAATTTCTCTGCCTTTTACGCGAATCCCTGGATTTCACAGTCAGTGCGGCGCATACGCCGCGGCGTGGGGCCTCATCGACAACGCGTACTTGATTCCGTGGTACGTCAGTTCTGTTTCTGGAAACTACATTACGGGGCCTTATGGTGCGCCGTACAGCTTTGGCGGAGATGTGCGGCTGTTATTTACAAAAAAACGTCACGACATTTACGTCGGACAAACGCCAACAACAGTTTCTAGTATCGTGGTGATGTTTTTACGTGGGATGTTTAGCCATTTCCTTCAATGGCAACTTCCGGCAACTCAAGCCGCTTTTATCACGATCAGCGAATCTAACCTTCCGTGGAACTATGCTGGACCTGTGTACTCGTCCAGCACAACGCCCTGCTATTCGAGCCTCCCGTCGATTACAGTCCCAATTCAGACGCCACACTTCTATGGGGTCGATCCGGGGACCATACAAATCCAGATCACAGGATCTGCGGCGTAGCACAAAGTCTTATTCACCCATGAGCCTGTCGATGGTGCCGTGTACTCGCCAGCAATTTGAAACACGGTGCAACCAGTTCGGGTACCCGGTCGCGAAAGCCATGGCGTGCGTAACGTCTTGCGCTGGAGATTTGTGGCTGATTGACCCGAACCATCCCGAATTCCCGAAATGCCCGCGAGCGGGTTTTGTTCCTCGTGAGTTCGAGTCGCTAGGCATATTCGATTTTTGTGCGCCAGGCACCGAACTCTCCAAACTTCTAAAGCGTTTCGGCATCGAGCCGACGCCGACCTGCGCCTGCCGCGCCAAGGCCGCCGAGATGGACGCCTGGGGGTGCGACGAGTGCAGCAAGCCGGAGCGGATCGAGGAGGTGGTGGCCGTGATGCGTGAGGAGGCCAAGGCACGCGGCCTGCCATTCCTTGACGCGGTCGGCCGGATGCTTGTGCGACGTGCGATCCACAACGCACGCAAAGCCTCACCCCCTCCGGCGCGAGCGGAAACGCCCATAGTCTGACGGCATCCGCCCACCATAGGTGCCATTGATGGCGACCGTTTACAGCCAGCTTCCCGGCGATCTCACATTGCAAATCGTGCGCGGTGACGAGGTGTCGTTTTCCGCCGTGTTCGCTAACGTAATTCTGACCGGCTACACCGTCACGGCTGGCGTCTACAGCGGCTTTGGGCCTACGGCTACGGACACGCTGGTTGTCACCCCCACGGTCACGGTCACTACGGCGACCGCTAATAACTTCACTTCGAGTATTGTCCAGGTCAGCATGACCGCAACGCAGACGGCCGCGATCTCTCCGACCGGCTTAAGCCGCTGGTATCTCCGTTGGGTATCGCCAGGCGGCGTGACTCGCACGGTGCTCTCGGGCGTCGTGTCCGCCCAGAATCCGTGAGGTAGCAATGCCAAGTGGAAACGAAGTCACGGTCACGGTCTCCGGCGGCAGCACGACCACTGTCACGGTGCCAAACTCGATAGGCACCACGCCGACCATTACTAACGGCGGAACGGCAAACGTCACGGTCACAAGCGTCGGCGATCGTGGCCCCAAGGGCGACGCGGGTCCAGCGACGACGCTGACGATCGGCACCGTTACGGGTGGCGCGAGCGCAGCGGCAACGCTGACAGGCACGGCACCCAATCAGACGCTCAACCTTGTGCTGCCCAAAGGCGACAAGGGCGACACCGGAAGCACGGGCAGCACAGGAAGCACTGGTGCCACCGGGGCCACGGGGGCAACGGGACCGGCTGGCCCGGCAAACTCGCTCTCCGTTGGCACGGTCACGACGGGCGCGGCTGGCTCGACTGTGTCGGCAACGATCACCGGAACGGCACCAAGCCAGACGCTAAACCTCACGATCCCGCGTGGAGACAAGGGCGACGCAGGCGCTGCCGTCGAGCTCCAGGCGAGCAGCACGCACCTTCAGTGGCGATACGTGGGGGGCAGCACTTGGACCAACCTCGTGGCGCTGTCGGCAATCACTGGGCCGCAGGGCGTAGCCGGAAGCACGGGCAGCGCTGGCGCTGCGGCCACAATCAGCGTTGGAACCGTAAGCACTGGGGCCGCTGGCAGTTCTGCAACGGTCGCCAACTCTGGCACATCAAGCGCGGCTGTCTTGGACTTCAGCATTCCTCGTGGCAACACTGGTGCCACTGGCGCGACGGGTCCAGCAAACTCGCTTTCAGTCGGGACAATCACAACTGGTGCGGCAGGGTCGTCAGCATCGGCAACGATCACCGGCACCGCTCCGACGCAAGTGCTGGCGCTCACGATCCCGCGCGGTGACGTTGGTGCCACAGGGGCAACCGGCCCGTCGGGACCGCCTAACTCGCTCACGATCGGCACGGTGTCTACCGTTGCCGCTGGTGGGTCTGCGTCCGCGACGATCACCGGAACGGCCCCAAATCAGACGCTTTCGCTGACGATCCCGCGTGGAGACAAGGGCGACGCAGGCGCTGCCGTCGAGCTCCAGGCGAGCAGCACGCACCTTCAGTGGCGATACGTGGGGGGCAGCACTTGGACCAACCTCGTGGCGCTGTCGGCAATCACTGGGCCGCAGGGAGCAACCGGGCCGCAAGGAGCGACGGGCGCGCAAGGCGTAAAAGGTGACACCGGAAACACCGGGCCGCAGGGCGAAACTGGGCCGCAGGGGCCGCAGGGTGCGACTGGCGCACAAGGCACGGCAGGGGCTGCCGCGACGGTAACGATTGGCACGGTTACCACCGGCGACCCAGGCACGAGCGCAAGCGTAACGAACTCCGGCACGAGTTCCGCCGCAACGCTGAATTTCACAATCCCACGAGGCGCAGCCGGGGCCTCCGGCGGCGTGTCGCTCGGACTGGTACTCGCCCTGTCGTAGTTGACTGGCCTTTTATCGTGGCGTTATGGCACGCAGGAAACGCCAGCTTAGGACGGTCTACGTCGGCGAGCAGCGGTGGAAAATCATCCGCGCTACGCTCCGTGGAATATTCGGTGATTGCGACTACGGCACTAGGACAATCCGCATTCACAAAGGGCTGCGTGGCATTGACCTGCTTGATACGTTGATTCACGAGCTCATACACGCTCGGTGGCCGGATCTGCACGAGGACGCCGTCGTCGAGTTTTCTGAAACGCTGTCTGGCGTGCTCGACGCGGAAGGCATCCGCCTGGTCGATGACGACGACGAGGACTGATGAAAAAGACGACGAGCATCGTTGACGAGATCGCTGCGGCGATCCCTGACAGCCAATCATCAAAGCCCTGGTGGTTGCGGCTGACGCCCGAGCAGGGTGAATTGGTAAAGCCCATCCTTGTCGCCTGGCGTGGCGGGCGGTTTGGGTCCGCCAAGATCACGGCGGCGCGTGCGATCTCGGCAAAACTCTCGGAGCACGGAATCAAAATCGGCCCCCAGGGAGTCATCGCGTGGCTACATCGCGCAGATTAGTCGAGGAGATTGCTGCCAAGCTGCCTCCTCCCAAGCCTGCCGCTGATTCCGAGCAGGTGACGCAACGGAAAGAGGGCAACACGCTGGAAGCCCGCTCGACGAGCCGGCGAATCAAGACCGTCGAGGATCTACTCGCCCACATCGAGGCGGACCTCCAGCGTTTTGAGGTTGCTGAATCTGAGGCGACCAAGTGGGAGTGCGGCGACGGAGAAGGCGGCAGCATTGAGCTTCACCGGGTCTTTGTGCGGTTGAAGCCAAAGGGCGGGCCGACGACGCTGGAATGCGTGGCGTCGATGATCGAGGCGGCAAAAAAGGATGTGCGGCGTATACCAAAAACGGTATGCCGTCCGGCGAAGCGAGATGGTCTTTGGCAAGTGCTCATCGTTGCTGATTGCCATTTCGGAAAATACGCATGGGGCCGCACGACGGGCGGCGACGATTACGACCTCGACCTGGCCGAGCGGCTCGTGAGCCAGGCCGGGGCCGACCTCTTGGCAGTGGGCGACTCACACAAGCCGACTCGTCGCACGATTGCCTTCCTGGGCGATCTTTTCCACTACGACAGGCCAGACGGCAGCACGACCAGCGGCACGCCCCTGGAGCGGGACGGGCGGCTCCAAAAGATGATCTCCGTGGGCTGCGACACGTTGCTTGCCATTGTCGAGCGGTCGGCCGCCACCGTCCCCACCGATGTCGTGATCGTCAACGGCAACCACGACGAGGTTTTGACGTGGACGTTTCAGCGAATCCTGTCGGAACGCTTTCGCGGGTCAAAGTCGGTGCGAGTCAAAAAGGATTTCACGGGGCGGCAGTACCTCACGCACGGGCGAAACCTTCTCGGGTTTGCCCACGGCCACAAGGCAAAGCGAAAGCTGCCGCAGATCATGGCCCTCGAAGCCTCGCAGCACTGGGCGAACTGTCCGTATCGGGAGTGGCACACGGGCCACTTCCATTCGCAGGCGGCGGAATGGCAGCGGCCGATTGAGACGCTCGACGGCGTGATCGTGCGAACCGCCCCGGCACTCTGTCCGCCGGACGATTGGCACAGCGTCAACGGATTTATTGGCTCTCGGCAAGCGTGCGAGACATTCCTCTATCAGCCAGACGGCGGGCTGTCGTCCATGCACGTCGCATCGCCGAGGGCAAAGCCTTGACGCTCACCGCAGATTATCTCCGAGAGGCAGAGCACCGCGCTCGTCGGTTCTCGGGCGCGTACATCGGCACGAGCGGCACTCTCGCCGCAGACGTTCTCAGACTCATCAAGGAAAGGAAAGAAATGTCCGTCACCATCGACACGCTTGAATCCGCCAACCAGGCGCTTCGCGACGCCGTCACAAACCGGCTGGCCGGCTGCAAGCCCGCCCAGGAAGCCGCCGTCGGCTGCCTGGAGGATGAGGCTCCCGCCCCTACGGAGATCGCCGACGCTGGCGAAGACGCCATCCCAAGCGATTGGATTCTGCGCGGCGAGCGGGAACTAAAGGCCGAGCCAGCGGTTGACATGCGTCAACTCGGGGCCAGCATCTCCGCCGCTCCTGCCGATTCGCTGCGTCCCGGCTCGCACGAGTTCCTAGCCGTGCTGGACGAGCTCAAGGATTTACACCTCCGCAAGACGCTCGACTACGGGGTGGACGAGGACGCGCTTTCCAACATTCGCAATAGCGCGGAGATCGTGAACGTGAAACCGTGGGCCGGCTGCGTGCTCCGCATGATGGACAAGATGCACCGGCTCAAAGCGTTCTTCCGGCGTGGCCGGTGCGAGTTCGATGGGGTCGAGGACACGCTTAAAGATATTGCTTGTTACGCGGCGATTGCCCTCGTCTTGCATCGAGAATCAGATCGTCCATAGCCCCTACGGTCGCCGTCAGTTTTCGGCCACTCTGAATGGTCGGAGGCTGACGTGATCGCTGCGAGTCATTGGCGTCGAGGCGGACCTGACGGGCGCGAACCAATCGCGGCTGCCGGTGAGGTTGTGTCGCTTGCCAAGACGTACACGCAACAGCAGCAGTATTGGGGAAAGCTCACCAGCAAGCGCCCTGCGCGGGCCTCGCTGGCTGACCTGGAACTGATCGCCTTCCGCCTTGGCTGCACGGTCGATGCCGCGCGGCGTGCCGTCGAACTGGGGCTCATCTAGGAGACGCCGAATGGTTAGCCAAGCGCCGGTAAGGGCTACCGAAAACCTTTTTACGCTGGCCCAGAAAACGGCCGCATTCATTGCTATCTCTCGCGCTAAAGCGTTGGACGGCCTGACGTTTTCTGAGTTTTGCGAGCTTACCGTGGCGCTGTTGCGGATAGCCGTCGAAACGGTCGACGCCTTGAACGCGCCAGGCGTCGAAAAAAAGCAACTGGTGCTTGACGCCATCGGAATGCTGTTTGACGCCGTATCAGACAAGTGCGTTCCGACGCTGGCGTGGCCAGTGTGGGTGCTAGTTAAGCCAGCCGTTCGTCAGATCGTCCTGCTCGCCGCATCCGGTGCCATTGAATCCATCCTTCCGCTCGTGAGGAAAGCCGCAGCATGATCCCGTCGTTGCTGGTCGGTTCCGCTCTGTTGCTCCTGTTCTCGCCGTGGATGCTCTCTCGCGCGGCGAGATTGCTAACGACAAACACCGTGCGCTCTGGCAAGCAGGCACGCATTTCATACCAAGCCGCTATTGCAGACCTGGCCAATGTTCGCAAGCGTCTGATTGACACACAACAGTTGGCCGATCCGGTTAAGGCTGCGATAGACACGCTCACGCTGGCGCTCGTTGCGGGGAGCGACGAATGAACGCTCGCCACATCATCGCCGTCATCCTTCTCGGCCTGGGCCTGCTCTCGGCCATGGCTACAAAGCCCGGCCCGACGCCCGCCCCCGGCGGCGGCGACATCGTGCTTGCCGGCAAGTTCGCCGGCCCGACCGCAGCGGCGGACGCCGCGACGACGGCGGGCATGTTCTCCGAGCTCGCCGATGAGTTGGAGTACGACGGCCAGCGTGCCGGCGGCCCGCATCTCACAACGGGCGTGGCGTTTGACGATTTGCGAACCCGTGCGTTCGACATGCGTTGCCGAGGCGTGAAGATCGGCGACCGGCAGCCACGGGCTCGCGAGGCGATCAAGGCATACCTCGACGCCAAGGTCGGCGTGAGCGGCGGCCCTGTCGGCCCCGAGCAGCGCACGGCGTGGGTGGCGGCGCTCCGCGAGATCGGGAGGGCAGCCAGTGACGCAGCGCGATGAGTATTTCCCGTGGCGGCTTTTTGCCGCTGCGTTGCTGATTGTCCTAGCGGTCATCGTCGGACACAGGAGCGTCAGGCTTCTGGAAAATTCGCTGGGTGCGGCCGGCGGCAACTTCGGCTACACACCAGATCCCGAGGCGACGCGGGCGTTCCTCGGCGAACTGGAGCACCCGCTATTCCGCGACGCCGGACGCGATGTCATCGCCCAGGCGAAGGGCAAGGACGCCTACCTCTACCGTTATGCCGACAAGGCCCACCGAGCGGTCTACGGCACGCCTTTCGCCCCGTGGAACCAAGGGCCAATCGGGACGTGTGTTTCGTTTGGCTGGGGCATGGGCTCCTACATTGGGCAAAGCGTGGATTGGGCGACCGGGCATCTGCCGGCACCGCCCAAGCTCGTCGCCACGGAACCGCTCTACGCAGGATCTAGGACGGCCGCAAGGCTCCCACCGGTCACGTTTGCAGGCTGGTCTGACGGTTCCTACGGCGCGGCCGCTGCCCGCTGGGTATCTGGCCAGTGCAAAGAGAAGGGCATTGGCGGGATTTTGTTCCGAGAGAAGTACGGCGAGTTTGATCTTTCGACGTACTCAACCAGCTTGTCGAAACAGTGGGGCGCGTACGGCTGCCCACGACCGCTGGCGATTGAAGCGAACAAGCACACCGCCCGAGCGGTCGCGCTGTGCGAGACGTGGGAAGGGCTGACGGCCGCCCTAGAGTCGGGCATGTGTGTCCCGATTTGCAGCAACGTCGGCTTCGCTAATCAAGACCGCGACGCCGATGGATTCCTCCACCGCTCTGGCAGTTGGGGGCACTGTATGTGCGTGATTTCAGTTCGCTACGCCAAGAATTCTGGCAAGAACGGCGAGCCTCCGATGAAGCAGCCGCGAGACGGCGTGCTCGTCATGAATTCATGGGGGCCGAATTGGGTGAAGGGCGGCAAGAGCCCGCCCGACCAGCCAGACGGTTCATTCTGGATCACCCGGCAGGATGCCGAGATCATCCTTGCCCAGCGCGATAGTTTCGTCATCGGAAGCGTCAACGGTTTTGCCTATCGCGACCTCGATCACGGCGCATTCTTCGCGCCCAACCCGGCAGAGCAGGAGCAGAAGTGATGGATAAGCGTTTCATTTATGCGTTCGTGGCTGGCCTCGCGTTCGCATGGTGGCTCAACTCTGGCACCGCCCCAGTGCCGTCGCCTTTCAACCCCACTCCCGAGCCTTCCCGGCCTGTGCTGCGGCTGGTTGCGAAACTGGCAAAGAATGCCCTTTGGTTCATGTTGCTTGCCGAGCCCGCCCCCGAGCAGCCCGAGCGGCAGATCGTCCAGCACGTCGTAGGCGACGATGGATTCCCCGTGATCGACCATGCGAGGGCTTTCTGATGCGCGACCTCATCATCGCCTGGTTGGTCTGGCTGTCGGCAGATCCCGTCGCCCTGGACGTGGAGGCCGCCAAGGCCGCCGCCGCGGTGGCCGCGGCACGGGCAAGCATGGCCGTCGAGGCTCCGCAGCCGCCGGCCACCTCCCAGCCAGCCTGCCCCGATGGCAAGTGCCGCGTGCCGGGAGCGTCGCCCGCGTCTGGTTCACCGGCCAAGCATTGATGCTGGAGGTGCGGTGGGCGACGCTCTCGACACGCTGACTTTGCGGGAGCTCTGCGACGCCGTCCGCGAGCAGATCGGGCCGCAGGCCGAGCAACTGGAACACACCTGCGACGTGATCGTTACCGAGGTGTGCCGTTGCTGGCCAGAGGCGACCATGGCTGAGATCGCAAAGAAGTTGGGTTCGCATAAAGCAGCCGACGACGTGCTCGATGCCATCAGCGTCACCACGGCCAAGGTGAGGGAGAACATCGAGGCACGGTGGGGATGCAAGCCCAGCCACAAGGCGGCCCTCGACCTCATCCTGAGAGCCTGCGTGATTGAGTACGCGAACCTCTGGTTCAGCGGCCCCGAGGCACGCATTGGGATGCGTGCCGTGATCGCCCTGGTCCGAGCGAAGCGGGCTGGCGTTTGACACGTCGCCGACAATCGACCGCCATGACGCACGTCCAGCGGACATTCTTCGGGCAGCACCCACCGAAAGCCCCCTTATGCCCAAACGTAAAAACAAAGCCAAACGCAGCGGCAGCAAAACAACCGACCAGAAAATTGCCAGCCCCGGTGCTGCGCTGGTTGACACGGATGATCCGCATCCAAGCACACGTCAACTACACCGTCCGACTTTTCAAGGAACCGGGGATTGCGGGCGGGCAGTCGCTAGAGGGTGAAACGTATTCGGAACGCGCCGCCCGGTGCGATCAGACGTTGATCCACGACGCCTGCTTGCTGGGGCGCGACGAGTTTGATTCCATCGTTGCCGAGGTTCAGTCTGCGATGGACGCGGCCCCCCCGACCCTGGCGAAGCCAGGAACCAAGGCGAAAGTCGATGAGATGGGGGCCAGGGCCATGCGTGGGCAGTCAATCTTCATTGACACCGATGCAAAGATCGGCTGACGGCGCACGCGGCGGCGCTGGGCTTCGTCCTTTCACCAGCGCCGCCGCCGCTGTCACGGCACATGCACGACAAGCATCTGCAACTTTTTGCGGCCTTGCCAAAGCGGCTTGCCGCAGTCGTCGCATTTCTTGCGGAAGTACAAAACCTCTTCGCCGCAGTGCTCGCAGAAGTGCTCCATGTGCTCAAGCACCTCGCTCACGGCCCACGCCTCTAGTTCGTTGCGGCATTCGGCCATGGCGTTGTACTTCTTGAGCGTCGAAAGCGTGCCTTGCTTTGGCTTCTTTTTCTCGGCTCCATCTTCGCAGCACTCGCGCCATTTCGTTTCAATCAGCACCTCAACCGTGAACGGGTCTACGGCACGGTAGCTCAACCCGTGGTCGATGTTGACGACAGGCTTTGGTGCTGGTTTGAACAGGCTGGAAAAGAAGCCCATGCCAGTACCCTCCTTTTGTGGGCGGATGCTACTTCGGCACGTCCTTGTCGTTCAAGCAGCAGGCGGTTCTGGCGGCGGCGTGCCGATGTCTGGCAGGTAGTCCAGGTTGGATTCCCTGCCCGTAATCTCCTCGTCGTAGTAGTGCGTCTCCGCCATCTCCTCGGACGAATGCCCGAGCTGTTTCTTGGCTGAGATTCCGGCGCGCTTCAGATAACTCGCGGTGCTTTTTCTAATCGCGTGGAACGGCTTGTAAGGCACGCCGGCCGAGCGGCACAGCACTCGCAGCGACGCGTAACACGAGAGCATTTCCCGATCGTCCAGCCAGCCCCATACGCGAGCGTCTGGCGGTCCTTTCTGCATGGCCAGCATCTTAGCCAGTTCGGGCGTGATCGGGCGTGTAATCGTTTCCCTGTGGCCCTTGCGGGTGGCTGCCAGGAACGTAAGCGTGCAACGCTCCAGATCCACTTCGGCCCAGCGTATCGCAAGGATGGCACCGATGCGTTCGCCGGACTGAAACATGGCATGGATTTTCGTAACCCAGTACCAAGCCGCTGGCTTGCCTGCCACAAGCCCTTTTCGGTGCTTGGCGGCCTGGATGAGCTTGGCGAGCTCCTCGGCCTTGTACGCCTTCGGTACGGGCCTTGGGACACGGGGACGGGCGTAATCGGGGAACTCGATCAGTTCGCCGTCTGACCGCTTCCAGCGTTTTTTGGCCAGCCACGTCCACAGGCTGCGGAGGTGGGCGGAATCTTTCGCCAGGCTTGCCGGCGAGATCAGGCCACGCTTCGTGTCGTGAACCGTAGAGCCTCGCCACCGCATGAACTTGGCGGCCGTCAGATCGTCCAAATCGTCCACGGTGGGCTCATGCCCCAAGAAGTCGCGGAACCTGTCCAGCGTGCTCAGGTACATCGACACCGACCTGTCAGACAAGTTCTTGAGCGGTGCCACTCGGTCAATCAGCAGTTCTCGCAGCGTCATTTCTCGTCTCCCTTTTGGTGTGCAAAGGGCGATTGTATGAAGTGGTGTACAAATGTACAAACTACACCCCATCCGTTAGAACAATCGGCCCGTGGGTAGTGTACAGCGTTTCGAGTATGATTGGCAAAGCCGTTTGTCGTCAGGTTGACTACCTGACGCCTAGCGGTAGCATTTGGGTATGGTTTCCATGGCGTTTAACATCGACGGCGTCGACTACCTGACCATTCCAGAGGCGGTCGAATACATGGGCTGCACCGACGGATGGGTGCGGATGCTGTGCCGCGAGGGCAAGCTTGAGAGCCGGCTGCTAGGCAAACGCCTGCGGCTCGTTGCCAAGCGATCGGCCACGCACGTACGCGAAACGCTGACAACCCGGGCCGTGGGCAAGAAGCACATGGCAAAGCGCCCTGCCGCCAAGCGGAAGAAGGCGAAGCGGAAGCGTTAGGCGGGCGTCGCCGGACAGGTTTTTCTCAAAAACCAAAGTGTCCACCTCAAAGCCAAACCGCGAGTTTCGCGGGGAAAAAGGCAAAAAACTTTTTTTTGGTGGAGGGCTTGACGCCTAACTACCGATAGACTACAGTACTGGCATGACGCGGACGAGTGAGCCGCGACAAACAACAAGGAGACGAACGATGAACGCCACGCAAACGATGATCCTGAAAGACGCGACCAAGATCATGAAGCAGCTCCGCAAGGCCGACCAGCACAAGGCAGCCGACGAGCTGGCCCGCCGGGTGGCCGACATGATCGAGGCCGCCGCCTGAGGGCGGCCCGCCCGCCCGCCCAGGTGCCCGCGACCTGGGCGGAGGGGCTGGCCGACTTCCGGCCCGCTTTCTCACGACAGGGAGACAGACAGATGACCAGCAAGAACTTGACGAAGACCGACGCCACGACCGCGACCGTTGCCCCCCGCCTTGTTTGCAGCCGCCGCATGGCTGACCAGTGGGCGGACATCAGTAGCCGCCTGGGCGACCTCGTCGCGGCCGTCACCGCTGCCCGGCCTGCGGCCGGAAGCTACCGCGACGCCG